CTGCACCAAGAGAACGATGAATTGAGGCAGAGACTGGTCAAGGCGCAGCAAGGGCTGATTGAAGCGCGTGATGCTATACTAAAGTTGAAGGGGGGCAAGTGATGAAGAAAATTGAGGAGAAACCGCAGCTCTTCATCATTGACGATGAGATCTGGCAGAACAGCAGTTTGGATGAGGTTTGTGCTACAGCAGAAGACATGCAGGAGTTGGGCATCTTTCGCCCGCCCTGCGAGCATTTTGAAGTACTGATCCGAGCATCTTTTGCGCTTCATATAGTGCAACCAGATGACGGCGAATCTTTTGGCAATGAGACAATAGAGCACCATCAAAAAACTATTTATAGGATAGAATACAAAACCGATTTATCAGAAAACTGGGAACAAAATCTTAATGCAGAATTAGGGGTGAAAGATAAAACTACGGGTGAATGGGTAGGGCTGAACTGGGCGATCAGCAAAGCGTTGATCAAGGGCCGTATTACTAAACAAGAAGCTGAGTTACACGAGAAACAATTGGCGAATACAGTAAATTTTGTTTTGTATTTGCTCATAGTCGCCCTTGCCACCCGGAATGTCGTGCGGAAAAACAAACCCAGCAGGATGGCAAAGCAGGGGATCAGCGCCAGCAGGTTGAAGAAGGACTATGATTACACGACCACGCTCACCATTGGTAAGGTGGAAGGGGCCGAGCGCGAAGGAGGCGGAGACACAGGCGGATGGAAGGTCAGGCCGCATCTGCGTCGAGGGCACATCAGAGAGCAGAAGTATGGGCCGAGCAACATGATGTCGAAGAAGGTGTTCATTCAACCTGTGTTTGTGAATGCTGCTGACGGCGTTGTATCTCAGAGGAAGGCGTACAATGTAAGGATGCCGCGTGTAATGGGAGGGGAGCATGCCCAGATCAATTGAGATGACTGAATTGGAACGGCGAAAGTTGATTGATGCCGGGCGGCAGAGCATTGCCTGCACGAATGGGTGGAGGCCAATTGAGACCGCGCCAAAGGATGGAACTAAGGTTTTGCTTTACGGAAGATGGAAAGGCGAAGTGTCCAAGAACCCTGAATACTGGGATATTTTCAAGGCGGCCTATTCCTTCGATGAATGGGTTGTCTGTGATAGTGACATTTATGGGCCTATAATTCTTGACCCTACCCACTGGCAACCATTACCTAAACCACCGCAAGAGGACTTGAAATGACAAAGAAGAGCAAGAGCGAGGCAGAGCGGGATCTCCTTGCCATGAACCACAAGCGCCTGAATAAGGCCATCAGTGAGCTGCTGGCAGAGAACAAGTCACTGCGGAAACGGGTTGAGGCGAGCATCGTGGAGATCAACAACCTGCGGGAAAAGATCGCTGATAAAACAGCGGAAGATCAGATATCCCTCATGCACACGGTGGTCCATTCTCTGTCCGGCCGGTTGGAGCTGACCAGTCCGCAGGTCGCTGAGAGAGCGGTGCTGATATCCCGCGAGGTCATGAAAAAGATGTCGTCAAACGATAATTGAGGGCTGTGATGGACATTGTTGAACGGTTACGGGGTGGTAATTACAAACATGATGATGTTAATGAAGCCGCTGACGAGATTGAACGGTTGCGGGAAGCGTTGCGGTATTACGAATGTGATTGCAAAATGGATAAACAGGATTGCGATATGGTTATGGAAACCGCCACCGAGATTGAACGGGTGCAGGAAAAACCAGAACTAACACCAGCGCAATATTGGGAAGCGCAAGCATCCATGTGGCATGAAAACTATAAAGAAGCGATGGCATACGAAGAAAAAGCGAGGCGTTACAAGGTTGCTTTAGAGAGAATACGCGACTCTGGTTACGGAACAAAAGAACGCATCCGTTTAATTATTAAGAAAGCATTAGAGGAAACAGCGTGATGGACATTGTTGAACGGTTGGCACAACAGGCCGCAGAAACCATTAACGGCGGCGAGTTTTATGATGGCAAGTGGTATACGGAAGGCCAGCGTCAGGCATGGCGCAAGGCAATGACACCAGCCGCCACCGAAATTGAATGGTTGCGGGAAGAAAATGCCAAATTAAAGGAAGAAGTGGATGACCTTAATAACCGTTTAATTGAAGCGGCAGAAATGGCGGATTTGTGATGGACATTGTTGAACGGTTACGTGATGAAGCAAACATGCATGATGCTGATGATGTTGATTTGCATTTGGAGGCTGTTGACGAGATTGAACGCTTGCGCTGGAAAAATGCAGAGCTAGAAAGCACATCTGGCCTTGGTCGTGTTCTTACCAAGCAGGCAGAAGAGATCAAACGCCTGCGCCAGCAAAATGCAGAGTTGAACCAAAAAATTGAAGATTTGGTAGAATCCTTGGAATGGATTGCCAATAGACTTGAAAGCAATCACACGGTTCCGTCTGAAGCTATCTTGGCCCGTAACGCCATCGCCAAAGCAACAGGGGATGAGTGATGCACAAAGATGATATTCTAGCATGGATGTCCTTGGCCCTGTTCTATGGGATTGTCGGGTTTTTGGTCGCCAAAATTGTTGATGTGATAAGCATCCATGCACACTGACCCGATCTATTTCTTGTCCAATTATGGGCAATGCCGCCTTGAGAAGTGCATGTGCATCGACCCCGACAACCCGCGCTTCGGTGGCGCTTGGGGCGGTCTCGCCTGCCCCGACTGGGTTGCAAATGGTTCGCAAGACCTTAAATCTATGATAGAACATGCGAAAGTGAATTATATGGCGAGTAAAAATGCTTCAGGGACCGGTAATAATCAAAGGACTTAACGGCGAGTATATCCACGCCGACAAAACCTTACTCGACATTGACCGGCGCGAGTGTGAGGAATCGCTGTATGATTTTCTGTCTCGCGCATGGCGGTGGATCGATCCGTCACCGTTCACAATGGGGTGGCCGATTGAGGCAATTGCCGAGCATTTACAAGCGGTTGTAGATGGTGATCTCACGCGACTGATCATCAATATTCCGCCCCGCATGGGCAAATCCTCGATCACGAGCGTGGCCTTTCCGGCATGGACATGGGCGCAAGGGCATGACAGCCCAACCAGCGGCCCCGGCGTTCAATTCCTGCATGCATCATATGCCCAGCAATTGTCGCTGCGTGATTCGGTGAAGTGCCGCCGCCTGATTGAAAGTCCATGGTACAGGGAGAGATGGGGTGACAGGTTCAAACTCACTGGTGACCAGAATACTAAGACCCGGTTCGATAATTCCAGAGGGGGTTCGCGTCTTTCTACTTCGGTTGGGTCCGCGCTTACAGGCGAAGGGGGTTCAATCATTGTTGTGGACGACCCCAACGCGGCCCAAGAAGCGTTCTCTGAAGCGACCATTGAGGCAACCATCGAATGGTGGGACGGCGCTTTATCGACGCGCCTCAATGACCCCAAGACGGGTGCATTTGTTGTCATTCAGCAGAGACTTTCGGAAGAGGATCTTACAGGGCACATACTATCCAAAGATGTCGGGGACTGGTGCCATTTGATGCTGCCAATGCGGTATGAAAAGGACCGCTCTTTCGTCAACACGCTGGGCTGGGAAGACCCACGGGAGGAGGAAGGTGAGCTGCTGTGGCCGGAGCGGATGGGCGAAAAGGAAGTTGCCCTTCTGGAACGGCAATTAGGGCCTTGGGGCGCAGCAGGGCAGTTACAGCAACGGCCTGAACCAAAGGGCGGTGGTATCCTCAAGCGCGAATGGTGGACCCTGTGGGAGCAGGAGAATTTCCCGCCGGTTGATTACATCATCGCCAGCTTGGACACCGCGATGACGGCCAAGACCGAGAACGATTACAGCGCCATGACGATCTGGGGTATCTTTACCGGCGGGGAGCAGAAGGCGGTTGCCACCCGTGTCACCGGCCGCGATGGATTGCTGAATTTCGTTGAAGAGCGCAAATATACTGAGGAGCATCCACGGGCCATCCTGATGCATGCATGGCAGGAGCGGTTGGAGTTTCATGATTTAATCAAAAAGATTGCCGAGAGCATGAAGCAGTACAAGGTGGACAAACTACTGGTCGAAAACAAAGCATCCGGCCCGAACATCATTCAGGAATTGCGTAGGGTTTACAATCACTTGCCGTTCGTTGTTGAACCAATTGATGTGAACAGGACAGCCCATATCAGCGCTGACAAGGTGTCGCGGGCGCATGCGGTGGTGCCGCTGTTTGCAGGCGGTTTGGTTTATGCGCCGGATCGATCATGGGCGGACATGGTGATCACGCAGTGCTCGGTGTTTCCACGGGCCAAGCATGACGACTTGGTGGACACGGTGACGATGGCGCTGCAATATATGAGAAAGACCGGCCTAATTGTCCGTGGTGAGGAATGGACAGCGGATGTTGAAGGCAGTATGCAACACACAGGGGCACCGCCAGAGGCGTTGTATCCCGCTTAGTGATCTGGATACCTCCCGATAATGGTCGGGAATGGTCGAAGAATGCCAGACGGTTGGGCCTAAAGCGTGC